TTATAACAACAGAAGCATTGCAAATATTTCAGCTATACCTGGGGCAGCTAAATCATTAACACTTATTAAAACTTTAACTGCTAGTTCAAGTGGTACGTTGTCTTTTGTTAATGGTAGTAGTGATGTAGTGTTGGATTCTACTTATCCTATTTATAAATTTGTATATACTAATATGCATCCATCTGGAGATGGAGAAGGTTTAAAATTTCAAGCATCAACTAACACAGGAAGTAGTTATGGTGTTTCTTGCACTAATACAGCTTTTAGATCACAACACAATGAAGCTGATAGTACTGCTGCTCTTGATTATGACACAGGAAATGATCTTGCAAATGGAACAGGTTTTTTTATAATTGCTGCTGGTACTGGAAACGATAACGATCAAAGTAATTCAGGAGAACTTACACTTTTTAATCCTAGTTCTACTACTTTTGTTAAACATTATTTGGCTACTTCTAATGCTAATGAAGATGGAGATGCTTCTAAACAATATTTATGTGCTGGTTACTTTAATACAACATCAGCTATAGATGCAGTTCAGTTTAAATTTGGTAGTGGCAACATAGATGCAGGCACAATAAAACTCTACGGACTAAAGGATTCATAATGAGCATAGTTACACTTAATGATAGAGCAGTTAGATCGGTTACAACCTTTGGGTCTTTGGATACTGGATCTATGATCTTTATTAAAAAGTTGACTGCTAGTTCTAGTGGTACATTAAGTTTTGTAAACGGAACATCAGATGTAGTATTAGATTCTACTTATAAAGAATATATGTTTACTTTTAATAATATTCACAATAGTGCTGTATCTCAGTTTCAAGTTAATTTTAGAGATGGTGGTTCTAATTATGATGCTACAAAAACAACAACATCTTTTTATGCTTACCATGCAGAGAATGGTGGAGAACAAGCATTAAGTTATGTAGCAAGCACAGACGAAGCACAGTCTACAGATGCACAAGCACTTACAACAAGTCCAGGTATTGAAAACGATGAAGCTGGTAGTGGATACATGTATTTATTTAATCCATCATCTACAACATTTGTAAAACATTTTTTTGGTACAATGAATTATGTAGATGATAGTGGCAGTCCATTATCTGTTCAGTTTAATATAGCAGGATATTGTAACGTAACAGCAGCAATTGATGGAGTTCAATTTTCTTGTGCAAGTGGCAACATAGACGCTGGAGATATTTGCCTTTACGGAATTCTATAAAAATGATACATAAATAATAAGGAGAAATAATGCCAAGATATCATAACATAAACGGTAACAGAGTACAATTCACGGCTGAGGAAGAAGCGGCTAGAGATGCTGAGGAGAAGGCATGGAATGATGCTGCACCCGCAAGAGCTTTAGCTGATCTAAGATCTAAAAGAAATAGACTTCTTGCCGAGACTGATTACCTTGCCCTATCTGATAATACATTATCAGATGACATGAAAACATATAGACAAAATTTAAGAGACTTACCAGCTGGGAAAGACACTGTTGAGAAATGTAAAAACGCTACCTGGCCAACTAAACCATAGGTAAAATATTATGTTGCAAAAATTAAAGTTTGCTCCAGGATTTAATAAGCAAGTAACTGCAACTGGTGGCGAGGGCCAGTGGGTTAATGGAGACAATGTCAGATTTAGATATGGCTCACCTGAGAAGATAGGTGGTTGGGCCCAATTAGGTTCTGTTGAGATAACAGGTCGTAACACAGCCATTCATCATTTTGTAAATACTTCAGGTATAAAATACGCAATCCTTGGAACCAGCAGTATACTATATGCTTATTCTGGTGGTGTGTTCTATGATATACATCCTATAAAATCTACAACAACCCTCACATCAGCTTTTACAACAACCAATGGATCTGCAGCGGTGACCATCACATTCTCTTCTGCACATAATATAACCAAAGGTGATATAATATTATGTGATAACTTTTCATCTATAACCAACTCTAATTTCACATCTGCAGATTTTGATGATGTCAAATTCATGGTAACCTCGGTTCCGAGTGATACAACATTGACCGTTACCATGTCCTCCAACGAATCTGGATCAGGCGCATCCACATCTGGTGGCATACGTGTGAGACACTACTATCCGGTAGGACCAGCAGTGGAGACAGCTGCAACAGGTTGGGGTCTTGGATCTTGGGGTGGTAGTCAACAGGGACAATTCACATCAACACTATCATCAGGGATAAATGCTTCGGTCACATCATTGACCATGGCAAGTTCAACATCGTTTCCGTCATCTGGTACCGTGCAGATCGGAAGTGAACTTATAACATACACAGGAAATAGTGGAGGCACATTATCTGGATTGACGAGAGGTGCTAAAGGAACCACAGCCGCAACACATTCGTCAGGTGCAACAGTCACAGACGCATCAAACTTTTTTGCATGGAACGCTGCAGCATCTGGAGACATCATCACAGCACCAGGTCTATGGTCATTGGATAATTTTGGTAATAAACTTATTGCAACTATTAACGGTGGTGAGAGTTTTGAATGGGATTCAAATCCAACAACAGCTAGTGCCACAAGAGCGACAATCATATCTGGAGCACCAACCGCATCTGCATTTAGTCTGGTATCAACACCTGACAGGCACCTTATATTTTTTGGAACAGAGACAACCATTGGAACCAAATCAACACAGGATCCCATGTTTGTGAGATTCTCTTCTCAGGAGGATATAAATACCTACGCACCGACATCCACCAATACCGCAGGTACACAGAGACTTGCTGATGGATCAAGGATTGTTGGAGCGATCAGAGGTAGAGATGCAATTTATATTTGGACCGATACTGCACTATTCACGATGAGATTTGTCGGTCCACCTTTCACCTTCTCGTTTCAACAGGTGGGTACCAACTGTGGATTGATCGGACAGAATGCGGCCGTCGAGGTTGATGGTACGGCATACTGGATGTCAGAGAATGGTTTTTTTAGATACACGGGTAGATTAGAATCATTACCTTGTCTTGTTGAGGATCATGTGTTTGATGATCTGAATACGATACCAAAACAACACATCAATGCAGGATTGAATAACCTGTTTGGTGAGGTGATATGGTTCTATCCAAACTCTGGAGCAGCCACAGTAAATAGGATGGTTGCATATAATTATCTGGATTCAAGCGCCGAGCGACCAGTGTGGACCACAGGCACATTAGCAAGAACAGCTTGGCAGGACTCTGCTACATTTGGTAAACCACACGCAACAGAATATGACACAAGTTCAAACGGCACCTCTGGTCACTCTACGTTTGTTCAAGGTAACACGGATGGTGTCAGTTATTATTACGAACATGAAAAAGGATTAGATCAGATAAGAGAGGGAGCAACCTCATCAATAGCCTCATCAATAGAATCTGGAGATTTTGATATAGGTCAACAGGGACTTGCTGGTGATGGTGAGTTTATGATGAAGATCAGAAGGGTGTTACCTGATTTCCTATCTCAGACAGGAGATTCTAGGGTCACATTAAACCTAAGAGATTTTCCTAATGACACGCAGGCTAGTTCTACATTAGGACCTTTTACGATATCTAGCAGCACACAGAAAATAGATACACGTGCCAGAGCTAGACAGATATCTCTAAAAGTAGAAAATACAAGCACAGGTCAGTTCTGGAAGTTGGGAACTTTTAGAATAGACTATCAACCGGATGGGAGAAGATAATGGCAAAGATAGTACAATCATTAACACAGCCACCAAGAGAATATGATCAGATGACATTCCTATCATTGGTCAGAGATCTAAATGGTCTGATAGAGAAATTAAACACAACCTTTCAAGAGGAGAAAACAGAGGACAATGATGCGATTGTTTTCTTTTTGAGTAAATAATGGCTAATAATTTTATTAACAAAAAAGTAGATCTCACATCAGATGCAACTGTCACCCTATATACGGTGCCAACCGCAACAACAGCTATCATAAAATCCATATTGGTAAGCAACGATAGTGGCTCTTCAACAACAATAGATATAACATTGACCAATGCAAGTGATGCTGTTTTTAGCATAGCCAAGG